TCTTGCTAAAATGTACTTTAATGAGATTATGGCAGGACGTTATGATCCTGCACCAACGGCAACTGCATTCCCTAATGATAGTGGTGATCGCTATGAAGGTATGCTAGTAGTACGTAGTGAACTAAAGAGTATGTGTTCGCATCATCACCAGCCAGTGGCAGGTGTAGCATACATTGGGATTATTGCAGCAGACAAATTGATTGGCTTATCTAAATATACACGTATCGCACAGTGGTGTGCAAGGCGTGGCACACTACAAGAAGAACTTGCAAATGATATTGCACGTGAGATTGCTAAAGCAACTGGTGCAGAACATTTAGGTGTTTATATCCAAGCAACACACGGTTGTTGTGAGAATCGTGGTATTATGGCACATAGCAGTCTTACACAAACTACTGTGCTAAAGGGTTCTTTTTACAGCGATCCTGGTACAAAGAAAGAGTTTTTTGACAATATTAAACTTCAACAAGAGTTTAGCTGCTAATGGAATCGCCAGTATTTGAAAAAGGTTATCCTTCTTATGAAGCAGTTAACAGAAAGAGTAGTAATATGAAATTACGTTATTCAGAAGCATTTTACAGTGTGCAAGGCGAAGGCAAATTTGTAGGGGTACCCAGTGTATTCCTGCGTACTTTTGGTTGCAACTTCCGTTGTATGAACTTTGGTGTAAATACTAAAAAGAATCGCACAGAGTTACATGCAGAAGGACAAAGATACAATCAAGAAGTAGCAGATCTAATTGCTAATGATGTTCATAAGACTACAGAAAAGTTTGAAGACTTACCTATTATACACACAGGATGTGATACATATGCAAGTATCTATCCTGAGTTTAAACACTTTAATAGACAAGCAACTGTAGACGAAGTAGTTGAACATTTGCTTTCACTCACTCCAAATGGTAAGTGGGTGCAAGATAATGGACAAGATGTCCATTTGATTATGACAGGCGGTGAACCGTTGTTAGCGTGGCAACGGCTTTACGTAGAGCTATTCGAACATCCACGTATGCAGGATTTAAAAAATGTTACATTTGAAACAAATACTACACAAGTGCTCAAAGATGATTTCTACAACTATCTTAGCGATCAAGACAGATTTGAAGTTACTTGGTCTTGTTCCCCAAAACTATCAGTTAGCGGAGAACCTTGGGATACTGCTATTAAGCCTGATGTTGCTAGTCAGTATAGCAGTGTGGATGGTAGCAATATCTATCTTAAGTTTGTGGTTGCTACTAAAGATGACTTTGCAGAAGTTGAAAAAGCTGTTAATGCGTATCAGAGTGCCGGGGTACAATGTCCGGTATACCTTATGCCGCTGGGTGGACGCAGTGAAGAATACGCCCTCAACGTTAAGGATGTGGCGGAAGCGTGTATGGAAAAAGGGTGGCGATTCACGCCCAGACTCCACATATCCTTATTCGGAAATGCGTGGGGCACTTGATCAAGTGCAACAAGAAAGACTTGATAGAGCAATGAAAGCCCCAATTAAACAACCTATGAGCCCAGAAGAAATGAGAAAAAAGGGATTAATATGAAAAAGTTTTTAAAAGATATAACAGGTATTACAAAGAAAGAAAAAGAACTAGAAGAAAAAGAACTAGAAATTCTTAAAAAAAGTGACCCTAAAGCATATCACACAAGACGCAAAGAACCTTGGGTAAATGTACTTGACATGAAAGTAAACAAAGATAATATCCGAAACGGATTCTTTGAACTTGATTGGAACAAATACTTTATTCAAGAATTAATTCAAGCAGGGTACGGTGTAGATAATGATCCTGATGAAGAAATTGTTGACAGATGGTTTAGAGATATTGTACACGGTATGTTAGAAGAACAAGGACTAGACACTGATAGAGGTGCTGGTTATATTAATGTAACTCCTATTGAAGAAGGACGTAGCGAAGTATCATGAAAGTACGCATAGGACCATATCGTAAAAATCGTGCTACAAGAGTTGAAATAGAACCGCACGACACTTGGAATATGGATTGTACACTTGCTATGATTATTCATCCTATGCTTGTACAACTCAAAGCAACTCAACACGGTCATCCTAACGGTCTTACTGAACAAGAGTGGGATAACATATTAAATGAAATGATATGGGCGTTCGAACAAAAAACAAAGCACGTTGATCCACTCGATGCATGTCATGATAAATGTTCTAACTTTGGTGATCCAGTTTGTAAAGCATGTTTAACAGAAACACAAGAACGCATGACAAACGCATTTAAATTATTTGGCCAATACTATGAAAACTTATGGGATTAATAGTGCTTGACACAAGCCAGATTCGGTGCTATAGTATTATTATAAATTACACAAAGGCAAACTAATGGCAACTTATATCCTAGTAGATACACTTAATACCTTCTTTCGAGCTCGACATGTTGTACGTGGAGACATTGATACTAAAGTAGGCATGGCATTACATATTACACTTAATAGTGTTAAGAAAGCATGGCAAGACTTTGATGCAGATCATGTTGTGTTTTGTTTAGAAGGTCGTAGCTGGCGTAAAGACTTTTATGAGCCTTACAAACGCAATCGTAAAGAACATAGAGATGCAATGACTCCTGTGCAAGCAGAAGAAGATAAAGTGTTCTTTGAAATCTTTGACGAGTTTAAGAATTTTCTATATGAAAAAACTAATTGTACTGTAATACAAAACCCTGTACTAGAAGCAGACGATCTTATTGCTGGCTGGGTGCAAAATCATCCTAGCGATAATCATGTTATTATTAGCACTGACGGTGACTTTGCACAACTTATTGCGCCTAACTGTAGGCAGTACAATGGGGTAAGTAATACTACTATTACAGTAGAAGGATATTTTGATGACAAAGGCAAACCCGTGCTGGATAAGAAGACAGGAGAGCCAAAGCCTGCTCCAGAGCCTGAATTCATGTTGTTTGAAAAGTGTATGCGTGGCGACACTAGTGACAATGTGTTTAGTGCCTATCCAGGTGTTAGAAAAAAAGGCACAAAAAACAAAGTTGGACTGATTGAAGCGTTTGAAGATAAAACTACAAAAGGTTTTAGTTGGAACAACATGATGTTACAGCGTTGGGTAGATCATGAAGGTGTAGAGCATCGTGTGTTAGATGATTACACACGTAATGTTACACTATGTGATTTAACTGCACAACCTGAGCACATTCGTACAGAAATTGATAATGTTATTCAATCAGTTGAAAGTAAAAATATTACACAAGTTGGCATGCGATTAATGAAATTTTGTGCTAAATGGGATATGCAGCGTATTGCAGATCAAGCTGCTTTATATTCTACACCGTTATCTGCGAGGTATATTAAATGAAAGCAAAAACAATCCTAAAAGATAAATTTTGGATCTTAGAAGAAGAAGGAAATAATATCGGAACATTGTCTTGGGGCGATGATAGATATATGTTTTCTGGCAAAAATAAAACATTATTTTTTGAGAATAAAAAAGAGATTAAAAATACCTTTGGGTTAGACATTAGTATTACAGAAGATACTGAACATACAATAGACCCTAATAAAGAGATATATAACTTTTCAACAAGTGTTATACCTTACAATAGCATGTACGATATAAAACGCAAATTGCCTTTATTTACAAAAAGTAATAAAAGTAAAAGTCTTTATTGTGCAGGGTATTATATTATTCGTTTTGAAAAGGGTTGGGTTAAGAGTTTTTGTCCTAAACTGATTACTGTTGAACGCTATGAGTATAGAGGGCCATTTAAAACTGAGTTAGAAATGCGGCAGGAGTTATCACGTGTCTAAAATAGAACCATTAAATACTATACCCTTACAACAATTTTTACAACAAGTAAAGTCAGCAGATGCAAGTAGAGCAAAAGAAGTTAAGCTAGAAATCAATGCAGCAAAAAATCTTGCTTTTGCTTTAGGTATTGTAATGAGCAGAATGCACGGCGACTTAGAAAAACTTGTTGCAGAATCTAAAAATTCTGATGATGAAGTTATACAAATTAATTTAGATGGCGGATCTAAGTTTTAAGTGCGTAGTTAATGTTTTAAAAAGATAAATATATGCGTAGTTAATTAAAAGGATCACGCATATGAGTAGACCAAAGCCGAACATATTATTAGAACATGTAAATAATAAAACTTATAAATGTGAACAAATTTTAGAAGCTAATGCAATTTGGGCAGTGTTCTATCAAGGTAAGCCTTTTAATCTTAAAAGTTCTAATGCGTTAACAAGTTATCCAGGTCCAAAATATAAGAAAGTTAGTTTTTCAAACCCGGGTCACGCACATAATCTTGCAAAAAAGTTAAATGATACGTTTAAAAGTGAAGAGTTTGCAGTATACAAACTTTCTACTGGCGAACTTATAGAATAATGAACTGGAAAGAAACATATACTAAAATATTCTTAAAACAATTAGGTATGGCATTAACTGAACCTAATATAAAACAGTACATGCCTATTTGGTGGCAAAATACTAGAGCAAAAGATGTAGGCGGGTTAAGATTAACCGAAGAAGGCTATCAAATGCTCAGTCAAATAGAAATAGCAGTGTATGATGTGCCTTATCCAAAGGACATGCCCCTTACTACTCAGGTAATAATTTTTTTAGATCAATTTATTGATTGTCCGTATTTTTTAACAAATAGAAGTATAACGGTTACAAACGAAAAGAAAGCTGTCGAACTTACTCTTTTTAGCGGAGACTTGCGCAAGTACGGATTAACAAAAGCACTATCACGTCAGAAAAAAGATGCGGATTGACTTACACGGATATTATATTCATAACGGATGGCAACAATTTAATCAAAGAATAAATGAAGCTTATTTCTTAGGTTATAAAAAATGCCACGTAATAACCGGACAAGGTGCTATGATGCGTGAGTTACCGATATGGGCAAGCAATCATCCACGTGTACGAGAATGTGTTCAGACAAAACATAATCCTGGAAGTTTTAGTATAAAGTTAAAGAAAAAAGGTTGACTTCTACAGTACTTGTGTTATATTAAGTGTATAGGGTAACATATAAGGAATAGATTATGTCAGAAGCACGTACACTTAGTCCGAGTAAATCAAAAAATGCATTGCGTGTTGCAATGAAAAAGAAACGTCCAATTTTTCTTTGGGGGCCTCCAGGTATTGGTAAATCTGATATTGTAGCACAAATTACAAATAGTTTTACAAATTCACACTTAATCGACATTCGCTTGTCATTATGGGAACCTACAGATATTAAAGGTATTCCATACTTTGACAGCAACTCAGGTACAATGGTCTGGGGTGCACCTAGCGAACTTCCAACAGAAGAATTTGCGGCACAGTTCGATCACA